GCACCAGATTGAGCCTCGAGTACAGTAGCTCCTATATAACCAGTATTATCTACATGTCCATATTCATATGCAGGAACTTTGAACCCCATTTCACGCGCCTTTTTTGTCAACTGACTGAAAACCTTGATTTGCTGTCCCCTCTCAACCAAATAACTCAACGGAACCCATGTCGCCTTGGCCATTTCTAGTAAATTCATCAATGTAGATAGTTTAGCGATCAGCCTATGAGGCAGTAGTGTATCTTTGATACAATACTCTGCAACTTCACGTAATTCCACTGGATCTTCTCGAACAAAACGTGCAAACATTTCTTTCGGAGCCATATCTATTTTCTGATCCCCCAAATAAATCTGTGAAACGTTATTGAGTTTATACGAATCTAACTTATACTCCCGCTTAACTTCATGAAACAAATCAAAAATAAATCGTCCAGGCATGGGTACGAGTTTCAGTTCATTATCTCCGAGTGCACTCGACGATAGTTTTTTACGACTGAGTGTACACGTATAATCCCTGAGTTTACTCATTCGATAAAACGCAAGAGGACAGTTATTTACCATACCACGTTCCATAATGTATTCCAAATCAAAACCAAAGATGTTCCAACCTGTTATGATATCTATATCATGTTCATTGATATATTCACTAAAACCCATTAGGAGATCACGCTCGGACTTGTAACTCACGATAGAGCAACCATCAATATTCTTGTCAGTCTCTTTATAGCACAGACATATTTTCTCGTACGGTTCATCTTCACCGAACCGTAAAAGTGAAATAGCGATCTGAAAACATGCATCACCAGGTACAGAAGGACTGGGGAACTTCCCAGTAGAACTATAACACTCGATATCGATGGATGCGATTACAAACGGTGCGATATCAGTCGTATCATATGGTTTTAGTTGTCTCCAATCATTGCATTGTAAATCGATCTGCACTTTTGTATGGTATGCACGTTCACATACATCGGTCGTATCAATCCACCCAGTCGATTGAATACCAGTACGATGCATAAGACGTAGTACAGGGTCCACATTAGCCTCGAAAATTTTTAGTTTATTCGACAGTCCGGTTATATTTTTGCGCAAACGATTACTGATATTACGCCTTGATACGAGATTTTGACAATGAATTTGCAGGAAAAAACTGGTCGCTCCATTCTGAAACCCTTCCATATCTTTAGCCTCGACAACGTCCATGTTAACAATGTCCGGGCATGTCCGTTTAACATATTGGATCACCGAATTTGGTGTCATAGTCCCTGGCACTTTGACAAAAAAATAAGGTACAAACTTTGTCGTGACACAGACGGATTCACCCTTAATTGTCTTACCAAAAATTCGTATGATATGATCATCATTTTCATCACGAGCATCCCAGGTGAGAACTTGAAATTGCACCATCACACTTAGTAAGTTATAGAGCTAAAATTTTAATATCGTTTATTAATAAATGTCTGCTGCGTTGATCGATCTTGTATCGAAGGGTGCTCAGGATGTATACATCACTGGAGAACCTCAGGTATCTTTTTTCCATCAGAACTATAAACGTCATACGAATTTTTCTATTAAGCCCGAACGCCTCGATTATGTAGGTACATTTGGTGGGGGTAATGAAGTTGTTGTCCCCTTACGCACGAAGGGTGATCTACTCAGTTACATCTGGATAGAGGCTACCGATATCGGAGCTACCGATGATAGTCCCACTGGTTTCTTTAGCACGAACGATCCAACCACAACCGAATTTTCTTTGTGGATTGGTGGACAGGAAGTCACCAAGCTTGACTCTCTTTTCATCCAGGGTGTGCACAATGTTTTGTACAAACAGGATCAGGCTAAGGCTTCTTGTGCGGTGACACTCGACGAAGTTCCCGAAAATGCGGTAGGTGTTTCTCAATACGCCGATCATTACATGATCCCGTTCTTCTTCAGTGAGGACTGGACAAAGTCTCTCCCACTCACGGCTCTCCAATTCCACCAGGTGGAGTTGCGTATTAAGTGTCGCGCTGGACAGGTGGTACCGTTCACACCCGGTAGCACACCCAAGGTGTACGGTACGTATGTGTACCTGGATACAGAAGAGAGGGAAATGGTCGTAAACCATGAACATGAACTTCTCATCACACAGACTCAGTACCAACCCATGTCGGCGTCTGATGTTGACGTGGATCTCACGTATTTCAACCACCCCGTTAAGGCCTTGCACGTTGTTTCGTCTATAGCTGATGGTACCACATGGTCCACAAACTGGTCGTTTGACGACTCGACACTGTATATTAATGGCACACCTCTGTTCGAAAACACGAGTGCGACGTACCACCATAATGTCGTTCCCGAAATGCACTGCTCGGTACTCGCCCCTAACGTGTTGAACACTACATCTACATTTACATGGCCATTCTGTCTGACTATGAACAAGTCGCAACCCACGGGTTCTCTGAACTTCTCGCGCATTGATAATGCCAAGTTAGTTCTCAATGGAACCACGAACAGGGTCGGCGCGGTTGTTCGAACATACGCTGTCAACTATAACATCCTGAAAATCAAGGATGGTATGGGTGGTGTAGCGTTCGCGAATTAAATTTATCCAGAAGAACCAAAACCGCGTGTACCACGCTCGGTATCTTCAATAGTTGCAACTTCTTCGATAGGAGGTGTCTCACATTTTTCCAAAATAAGTTGGGCGATACGATCCCCTTGTTTAATCTCGAAACGTTCTCCTCCCTGATTAAACAAAATCACCTTCAACTCACCCGTATAATCGGGATCAATCACACCAGCCCCTGTTTGAATTCCATGCTTTACAGCCAGACCGGAACGAGGTGCGATGCGTCCATACACACCAATCGGGATAGTAGCGGCGATACCAGTGTTCACGATACCACGTTCCATTGGCGGAATATACATATCGATAGTACTATACAAATCATAACCGACCGACCCAGGGGAAGCCCGTGTAGGAATGATAGCATTATTAGAAAGTCGCTTGATGAGAAGCTTCATATACATTTGATAAGGTGAAACTCTTTATGTCATTTACAAAAGACGTGGAGTGATGGTTGTGGGTTCGTCTGATACATATCCATATTTTACGTGGTATGCGATGAATAGTCCATTGAGAATGAATGAAAGTATCATCAAGATTTTGAAACCGAACTGTTGCCGTAAGTCCGAACGACACATTTCCAATTCGAGTTCATAATCTTCTTTCACTTCCCTGACATCTTCACGGAGGTTACGCAAGTCGGTGATCACTTTGTCGAAATCGGTGTCCATTTTATAAGTGTACACGGGAAACACTTAAGTATGTGAACAACTATCTAAATACTATGATCTGGTATTATTGTCGATCGTGTAAAATTACATATGACGGGTTTGCGCAATGCTGTCCCGATCTTGATCACGTGCAACTTGAAATTACAAGCGATGAAGAGTTTTCCGATGGGGAATTATAAAGTGGTATATCCTTCTAATACATCATCTGTGGGTGGTGGAGTTTCTTCCTGAACATCTTCGTCATCGTCTTGTTCACTTGGCTTTATACCCAATGCATCCCACGTCGCCTTAGCCATGGCGGGGAATTTGTAACTCTTCTCTTCCCTGGACTTAGAAAACTTGGTAATTATAAAAGCGACACAGACTGATACGATCGTGGAAATAAATATAATACGAGTGATTGTTGGTTTACGGAGATCCATATCTATAGTAGAAACATAGAATTAAATTATTCGGTATTTATATATGAAAGTTATTCTCAAGAAAAGCCCCAATCCTAAAAAAAAGTACAGGGTTACTTTCGAAGACGGTTCACATGTCGACTTCGGAGGTAAGGGCTACTCGGATTATACGATCCACAGAGACCCGTCGCGTATGAAAAGATACCTAGCACGTCACGGACGTATGGGTGAAACGTGGACTAAAAACGGAATTAAAACGGCTGGGTTTTGGTCTAGATGGCTTTTGTGGAGTAAACCTTCGATGTCGGGAGCTAAAAAACTCCTGACAACACGCTATGGTATCACGTTTGTTTAAAAGAAATGATCTGTTCTATAAAGTTTGGCTTCATAAGAAGCAGCTTTACCGAGTACATTCACACTCTCGTTACCGTATAACTCCCTACACCCTAAATCATCCATACAGTCACGACCATCGTGTGTTATAGGTATCGAATAAATCTGTTGTCCAGGTGTCGACGTATAGTAATGATACTGATCACGCCGCCCACGCACTTCTTTTCCGTATAATGGGAGTGTCTCGTCATTCTCACCTAACAGTACACCCATCTGCTGAACATGTCCAGGTTTATAGTCCTTTATAGGTGGGTCTCTAAATTCGGGTTGGCGTCTACGTACTGGTTCTCGTTGACGCGTAGGTTGGCGGAATGGAACTTGGACAGGAACTCTCACGACTTCACGGGGTCGTGTTACGAGATATGTAATCACACCCACGAGAGCGATAATAATAATTAATCCCGTCGCGTTCGCGTTCTTACGTTTCATTTATATATTCTAGGAAAATATTTTGGGGCATGGTATAATTCCAAGTTTGAACTGCACAAACAACCATAGTGAAAATAGCATCGATTTTACTATCTGATCAGACGTTTCATTATCAATGTTATATATAGGTCTCATCAAACGTCCAAAAAACGTATCTTTCTGTTCCTTACCAGTTATCTGTGATTCTAAAATCGTGAGAGCGCATGTATCATCGTTAATTGCCCAATGAAAGAATACGAATGGTATTATCACCGAGTACATCTTTAGCCATTTGATATTTCTCGTAAACGGAACTACGAGTGACGTTACAAAGATTAACGTATGAATAATAAAAATAATATTCATATCTTAATATGGACAAAGAAAAGAAAGTGCGTTCAAAAACTAAATTTGCGTGGTCTCCCCAGCAAGAGCAAATATTGAAAACGTGGGGTGAAGCTTCCGCATGTTACAGGTACATGCATAACCACGCCTTCTTAATCTATAAGAAACAGAACATGCAGTTTTCACTTCCTGTAATTGTTTTGTCTACGATCACCGGTACTGCAAATTTTGCACAGAGTTCACTACCTCCGAGTATAAGAGGTGCAGCGCCTGCGATGATTGGTGGATTAAATTTGATCGCAGGTATAATCGCGACTATCATGCAGTTTCTTAAAATAAGTGAAATGATGGAAGGAAATCGCGTCGCTTCGCTTCAATATGGTAAACTATCGCGAACGATTCGTTTAGAATTAACACTCCCGATAGAAGAACGATCGTGTGATGGATCCACTATGATAGATACATGTCGTGCTGAATATGACAAACTCATCGAACAGTCCCCACCAATACCATATTTCGTCATTCAGGCATTCGAAAAGCAATTCCCGGATGATAACGGAATTTTCAAACCAGAAATAATGCACATTCAACCGATAGACATGTTCATAAGTGAAGACGAAATGACCAACGAATTAAAGAAAGACCTGACTGCCATCCGCGGTGGAAGTGACGGTTCCGATTTAGAAGATGTCGTTATAAAATCTTAGAGAGACGACGTGTGAGATATGCAACCATTATGAATAACATTACATTAAAGATACCAATGCAAATCAAATAAGGAAGAACCCTCTTTTTCACAGGTTCGAGTATCCTTGTCTGAATTGTATCACTCTCTAAAAAAATATCTAAAGCTTGATCAGTAAGTTCATCGGTCATGGACTC